TGGACGGATGGATTTCGATCCTGCCGGGTTCGAGGGGATGCCAGTGTGTGGAATTCGTGAGGCCCCCCCCGGGGTTACTTGTCAAGCACTCGTCGTGCAATCCGCGGGTAAGCCCCGTCCTCTCTCAAAGTTTAAGCCGGAATCTGTCCTCCTCAAACCCCTTCATAAGACCATCTACGGATGGCTTAGTAAAAAGAAGTGGCTTTTGCGGGGGGAGATTACGGAGGAAAAATTGAGTAAGGCCGGGTTTCGCAAGGGTTGTGGTTCTCTGGTGTCGGGCGATTACGCCTCTGCCACAGATAACCTTCCGATTGAGGTTGCTGAGGTGATTTTGGAGGAATTGTCGAAGAAGGCGGTCTTTGTTCCGCCGCAGATCTTCCGATTCGCGCTCCAGAGCCTCCGGCCCCTGATGTGGTGTTTCGATCCCCTGGCGAACATCGACTGGGAGATTCAGGTCGTGAGAGGGCAAATGATGGGGTCGCTCTTGAGCTTCCCCCTCCTCTGCCTTCAGAACTTCCTGGGTCTTAAGTGGACGTGTCGCCAGCTTGGGAGAGAAATGCCACCCGTTTTAATTAATGGGGACGATATCCTCTTTCAGTCCGATGCGGGGCTTGTTTCCCATTGGATGAAGGTTGTGGCCGGGTTGGGCCTTGAAGTTGAGCCGACAAAAACGTCCGTTTCGGACGATTTCGGGACGATAAACTCGACCTTGGTACGTTGGTCCTGTGAGTCTCTCACCGTGGTTCATACTTTAAGGTTCGGCCAGTTGCGGAGGAGTGATAACCCCACCAGCCTCGCACAGTCTTTCTTTTCTTTTTTGGGTAAGCCTGACGCTTTGCCGACTCCGATTCGTTGGAAGGCCGCAAATGCCTTTTTCTCGTGGCATTCTGCGGAAATGCGCGACCGTTCCGGTTGCGGCTATTTTCCCGACGAATTGGGGTTCAGGGGGCGTCTTGCCTATAGACTGTGTCGAAAGTTCGGTTTGTTCCGGAATCGCGACCCGCGCGATCAAATTCGTGAGCCTCCCCGAGGTCACGTTCAACATAATGTTGAACTCCCTTCTGACTTGTGTACTGTAGTCTCTAGGGGTGATTTCGGGGAGGAGTTCGCGATGGAAATAGCCCGTTCGACGGCTGTGTGGAAATGGGGTTGGACGTTTCGGGAGGTTCAAGAGGGACGTGTCAGATGGGTTTTATCCCTATCGTGCCCAGCGCGTTGGCGTTCACGACCACGTTCCTTGGAGAATTGGAGGGTTTTCCCTCGCCTCCGTGGCGTCTTGCTCACAAGTGAGCCGGAACTCGCTCTTTGGCGAAGGAGGTTTCAAAGACCATATGAAAAGAAGTAGCGCTCCCGGCTTATTCTGAGGTCGAAGAAAGCCTCGTCTTGCTTGAGAACGAGGAGAAGGAG